TTGGCGACAAAGAAGTGGCCGACAAACTCCAAGAGATCGAGTTTCCAGCATCCACACTTGAAACCATCGATACGGCAATGCTCAGGTTCATTGACGAAACCTTAAATCTATCAGTAGAGACCAATAATGGCTTCGAAAAAGTTCCAGTTTTATGGGTGACAGCAGAACGCGCCTATCAAATCAAACACAACAAAGACCTGAGAGATAAAGAGGAGACGCTGATCCTTCCGTTGATCACAGTCAATCGTGCATCGGTAACAAAAGAGCCAAATTTTAAGGGCTCTGTATATGCTAACCTCTATCCCGAGAACGATGCCAAGGGTGGAGTAATCACTATAGCCCGCCAGATCAATCAAAAGAAAACAGCAGAATTTCAGAACGCTCAAGCGAACCGTATGCTGGGTGTTGGTAAAGATGTCGCGAACAAAATGAAGAATACCAATAAGCGCAACATGTCGGCAGCCAAAACAGTATATGAGACAATCACAATTCCAATCCCGGTCTGGGTGAAGGTAATGTATGAGATAACAGTGAGGTCTGAATATCAGCAGCAACTTAATCAACTGGTCACACCTTTTTTGACCGTCCCCGGCAACTCCCGTACCCCCAAGAGAATAGAAAATGAGGGTCATTTCTATGAAATATTCATTGATGGTAATTTGTCCGACACATCCAATAAGGCTGCTCTTGGAATGGAGCAACGGAACTATGAAACAACAATCAGTATCGAGACCTTAGGGTATCTTATCGGCGATGGGGATAACCAAGAGAAACCTAAGATTGTCAAGCGCGAAAATGCTGTAGAATTCAAGATCGCGAGAGAAAGAACAATCTTCGGAGATATACCCGACACGATTAAGGATGGATTTTACAGAGAATAGTACCATTCAAAGTATTTAACACTATTTACTTTGAACATTTATCAATGTGTAGGAGAACATAACTAATGTCAGTTAAAAAGTACAGATTCGTATCGCCCGGAGTTTTTGTCAGCGAAATCGACAACTCCCAACGACCTGCATCGCCCGCAGGCATCGGCCCCGTCGTTATTGGACGCGCCAACAAGGGTCCCTCCCTCCGCCCCATAACAGTGCGCTCTTTTGAAGAGTTCGTAAATGTTTTCGGCACTCCTGCTCCTGGTGGCGCCGGCGATGATGTTTGGCGAGAAGGCACGAATAAATCTGCCCCCACCTACGGCGCTTACGCCGCACAGGCATACCTGCGCAACAGCGCGCCCTTGACCTACATCCGTCTTTTGGGCGCCCAGACAACTGCTGAGACCCCCACCACCTCTGGTGAGGCTGGCTGGTCGACCGACAGTGCTTATGGTTTATTCATCTTTACCGATACAACAGGCTCGCAGGAACTCACTGGCGCCTTGGCAGCAGTATTCTATTGCGCCGCCGGTACAGAAGTGATGCTCTCCGGCGCCGTCGCCACATCGGGCTCCAGCGATGGTGTTCCCCAGATCGCGCTCTCAGCATCTTCCTACGAGGGCACCCACATCATGGTGGCCGACACTGGCACCGACTATGAATTCAAAGTGTTAATTAAGAATGCTAGCGGCTCCGCCGATACAACCTATGTGTGCAACTTCAATGAGAACTCCTCCCGCTACATCCGTAAGATCTTCAACACCAATCCCCAGAAAACCAACGCCAACGTTGCCTCCCCCGGCACTGCGGTCAAATATTTCTTAGGCGAGACCTTTGATCGACACCTTAAAGCCAATGTAAGCTCAACAGACATCGCAGCCTCCAATACCGGGAGAACGATGGGTTCAGTGGCTAAGCTTATCAACGGCGCTAGCACAGCCGGCTCCGATTACTTAGGACACTCGGCACAGAGCGCCCAATCGCCCACTATCATTTCATGCCGACTCTCTCCATCGTCTCCTCCGACGAACCTTTTCACCGTCCACGCACTCGACGTCCCTGGCGACTGGACAAATCGCAACATCAAGGTTTCTATCGCGGACATTAAGCGTACGACTAACAACGAGAACAGCTACGGCTCCTTTAGCGTTATTGTTAGAGCCCTCGCCGACTCCGATAATGTTGTTCAAATTATCGAGCGCTACGACGAATGCGATCTTAATCCCGACTCCCTCAACTATGTTGCACGCAAGATCGGAGACCAGTACTTAGACTGGAACGAAGATGAGCGCCGCTACATTCAAAAGGGTAATCACATAAACAACTCCAAACTCATTCGCCTCGCAATGGCTAACAACGTTGAGGCAGGGCTTGTCGACGCAACCCTTGTTCCGTTCGGTTTCCAAGGCATTGTCAAGTACGATGATGAGGAACTCACCAATGCTTCCTTAGCCAATGGCAACTGGGCGACAGGCTCCGTCGACGCCTCCGACTTCCCCACTCTCGCCGGCGGCGGGGCAAACGATGTGTGGTGCTCCGGCTCCGTCTTCGCCCCGCTGAGTCCGACAGACGCGTTCGCATCCTCCACAGACCTCAAAATCAAAGCACTCTACCCAGCCCCAGAACTCCGAGTAAGTGCATCAGCTGGAAATCTCAGCAACAAGACAGATGCATACTTCGGACTTCAGACCACACAGACCGCCGGCGGCACAGTGTTTGATAAATCAACTATCGACCTCCTTCGCCCACGCGGCGGAATGGTTGACGATATGTTCAGCGGCGCTGATTCCGGCGTCCGAGAGGTATCCGTAGAGTTTACGCTCGATGATATTTCTGGATCGAAGGGTGTTTGGATTAGTGGCTCTCACGCAGACGTCTCCCTAACCTTCGTTAATGGCGCCGTAAGCGGCGTCCTGGACCAGGGATTTGACCGCTTCACAGTCCCAGTATACGGGGGCTTCGATGGTGTCGATATCACCGAGATGGACCCCTTCAACAGTAGCACACGGACCCTCCCGTCAGATGCATCGGACAAGACTAGCTATGAGTTTAACTCCATCCGCCGCGCAATCGCCTCGATTGCCGACCCGGAAGTGGTCGAAATGAACATGGCAGTAGCACCCGGGTTGCGACAGGAAAGCCTCACCACACAGCTTATTAATACCTGCGAGGACCGTGCAGATGCTCTCGCGATCATCGACTTACCACAGGGTTACATCCCTCGCGCTCAGAGCAACTCGTCGGTATCCGACCGCCGCGGCAACACAGCTAGCTCTGTCTCCCAGGCAATCAACGCACTCCGTACGCGTGGACTTAACTCCTCCTACGGTTGCACCTACTACCCATGGGTGCGCTGCCGCGACACGCTCAATGGCGCCGATGTGTGGCTCCCGCCATCCATCCCGGCCTTGGGCACCTTCTCAAGCTCCCAGCGCAAGACGCAGGTCTGGTTCGCGCCAGCCGGCTTCAACCGCGGCGGACTGACAGAAGGTTCCGCTGGTATCCCAGTGCTCGACGTTGCCCACCAGCTGCGTCGCAAAGACCGGGACGACCTCTACACCGCGAACATCAACCCGATCGCGAAATTCCCCGCAGAGGGCATTGTAATCTTCGGTCAGAAGACTCTACAGATTACACCCTCGGCACTAGACCGCATTAGCGTCCGACGCTTGATGATCTTCGTGAAGAAGCGCATCTCTCAGATTGCCGCGGGCTTGCTCTTCGATCCGAATGTCAAGCAGACTTGGTTGCGCTTCACAGCACAGGTTAATCCCTTCTTGGCCGATGTAAAAACAAACTTTGGTTTGTCGGACTTCAAGGTTGTCCTCGACGATTCAACAACCACGCCAGACCTGGTAGATAGAAACATTATGTACGCACAGATTTTCTTGAAGCCGACACGAGCTATTGAATATATTGCAATTGACTTCAATATTTCGCACACTGGAGCATCGTTCGAAGATTAAGAAATGTGGGTGGTTTATTCCTCCCTCACTATATAATATAAGATCAATAGGAGACTACTTAAATGCCATTTTGGACAAGCGCACTATCAGAACCACGGAGATCGCATCGCTTTTTGCTTTCTCTTCCAAACTTAACCTCAACCGATTCGAGTCAGGCATACGAGCAGTATCTCGCGAAGTCGGTCACAAAACCATCTTTCCAGGTGAGTGAGAAGGACCACAAATTCCTTGGTAATACTTACTACTACCCGGGTATCGTTACATGGCAGACTGTATCTGCAGTAATCGTCAATGCTGTTAATCCTGACGGTAACAAGGTGATCTACGACGCCCTAGAGAAGTCTGGTTACCTTAAGCCCCCCGACCAGCTGGGTATCTTTGATAATGTTGCGCAGGAGCCCGGTACCGTTAACAAGGCAGCTGCTGTTAGGGCCCTTGGTAACGTGTTCATCGAAGAGCTAAATGGCGAAGGCGGAATTGTCGGCACCTGGACTCTGCAGAATGCATTCATCACAGACGCCAAATTCGGCGATCTTACCTACGATGATGATACTTTGCTTAACATTGATCTAACTTTCAGGTATGATTGGGCTGAGTATGTTTCTGGTCCTGCAGTTTCAGCACCTACGGAACTTTAAGCTCGAAAGAAGGTGACTTTTGTCAAGAAGAAATAATGATGAGCGGCTCGGCGCACCGCACCCCGACGCGCCAACCCCACCAACCCAATCCACAGGCGGAGACCTCTTCTCCTTTGTGAGCCCCACAGAGTACGTGGATCTTCCGAGTGGCGGCACTCTCTATCCTGAGGGACATCCATTGCATAATGTAGAAACTGTGGAAATCCGTCATATGACGGCCAAGGAGGAAGATATTCTAACCTCCGATACTCTTCTTCGTAAAGGTATCGCCATCGATAGATTGGTCGAGTCAGTATTGGTTGATAAGAACTTACACCCTTCCACTTTTTTGGTTGGCGACAAGAACGCTATTTTGGTTGCATCTAGAATCACAGGCTTCGGTACACAGTATGATGCCACCGTCGCATGTCCGGAATGCACAAAAACCCAGAGCGAAACATTCGACCTCGGAGCGATTCAAACAAAAGTCGTCGACACAGGGGACGCAGAAGTGACCCCAACAGGCACGTATATCTTCCAGTTGCCCGCATCGCAGGTTAGTATCGAAATTAAACTTTTGACTTCCGGCGACGAGACGCGAATCACGCAAACAATCGCCAACCGCAGGAAGAACAAGCTTCCCGAGACCAACAGTACTTTATTGCTTAAGGCACTCATCGTCTCAGCCAACGGAGTCACAGATCCCGTCCAGCTTTCGCAGCTGGTGGAACTACTTCCACTTCAAGATGCCAAGCATCTCCGAACCATGTATCAGCAACTGCGCCCGGATGTCGATATGACATTCCCGTTCGATTGTGAGAAGTGTTTGTATGATGGGGAGGTGACAATGCCCTTGACGGCTGAGTTTTTTTGGCCTAACCGATAGTTATCAAGCCGGCGTTTACGAAGAATTCTTTACGCTAAAGCATTATGGTGGATGGTCTTTTATTGAAGCTTATAATCTTCCGATTCCATTGAGAAGGTGGTTTGTCGAGAGGATAGTAAAAGAGTATAAGAAACAAAATGAAGAATTCGAGAAAACAAGCCGCGGCAGATAGTCGCGGCTTTTGTTATAACAGACTATTTATATTGCCGGCAGAGGATACACCATGGACCAAAAGAAGATTCATATTAAACTAAACCATAAGAACAAAATCACTCTCACAGAGAATGCATATACTGATTTTTCTAATCAAGTATACATACTGATGAAGTCTTTATACGCCGGACCATCGCTAAGCCCATCACTCAGCCTAGGCGGAACAGAATCTCAGATCATGGCATTTATGACTGCATTGCAAGGAGAGAAGCGTTATATGGATTCTTACCTTAAGCACGGATTAGACAACGCCTCAACCATGACGTCAAAGTATGACTTAGATCGCGCCGTCTTACAGTTTGAAGGCGAAACCGGTCTCCGTTGGCCATTTAAAAACTAGGGGACCTAGCTGGTGACTGAGGAACAGAGACTTTTACAAGGCATCCTTGACGAGCTTAAGGCTGCCGGAGGTTCAGGCGGCAGTGGTGGGTCTTCACGCCCACGACGCCGCGGCGGACCAGCCGACATCTCCGGGGACGACTTCGGAGGCGCCACAGCCCGCGACAACGCGCTAGAAGCCAACATCGCGGAAAGAAAAGAAGAAATCAAGAGCCTTGAGGCTGCATACAGCAGTTTATATCGTAGTATCGACCGCGGTAATGAGATCAAGAAGCAAAAATTAGAGATTGATAAACTAGAAGCCCTCCGGCGAGACGAATCAACCGAACAAATTCAACGCAGTATCAATGCCCTAGAACACCAAAAAGCTGCCAGCGAGGATGTCGCAAGGAAACTTCAGTCCGCCCTAGGACTCGGACAGGGACAGGTAAGTAAGCAACTTACAGACATTGGACAGCACCTTAACAACGTGAATGTAGAATTGGGCGGCGGCATAGAGGGCGCAAAGGGGATGGCACAAGCCCTGAGTGCCGGACTTGGCGCAACCCTCATGCGCACAGTTTTGAAACCCATAGAGATGCTCGTAGAGCAAACTATTGGATTAGCCAAAGCCCAAGACAAAGCAATCTCGTCCTTCCGAAAAGCGACAGGCGCAACGGCTGAGTATAACTATGAGATAACACAGCTTGAACGCCGCAACTATATTGCCGGTGTTTCAATCGAAGAAGCAGGCAAGGCGTTTGAGGGACTCTTTACATCCTTCTCGGCATTCACAGAACTTAGCAAGAATGAACGCGCAGCAATCGGCGATACAGTTGCCCTTCTAGGAGAACTGGATGTATCTGCTCAGGTGAGCGGCAAAATCATCGATCAGACGTTCCGCGGACTTGGAATGTCAATTGAGCAATCTAATGATCTTCTCCTCGACCTCGCAGGCTCCGCGCAGGACCTCGGTGTTCCAATATCTAAGATGACCGCAGATTTCTCTTCGGCGTTTGGAGAGTTGTCCAAGTATGGCGACGAGGCTATAGAGGTCTTTAAAGAATTGTCTATCGTCTCCAAGAGTACGGGCATTGAAGTCAGCAGATTAATGCAAATCAGCAAGCAGTTTGACACCTTTGAGGGGTCAGCAAAATCCGTCGGTCGATTGAACGCTATTTTGGGCGGTCCTTACCTTAACTCAATTGACATGTTGAACGCCTCAGAAGAAGACCGCATCCGAATCATGAAAGAGCAGGTTGATGTCTCGGGCGTCCAATTTAACGCACTTGAGAGATTTGAGAAGCAAGCCATTGCTTCCGCCCTTGGGGTCTCTGTCGAAGAAGCTGGACGTATTCTTAATATGTCGGAAGAGCAATATAAACTAGATGCCGCCAAGCAAGAAGAATTACAAGAGCTTGCAAGAGAGACTCAGGAAATTGGACAAGAGCTAAAATCAGCCTTTATGGCACTTGCGGTCGATTTGCGCCCTCTGGTTGATGATCTGATTAAGCCGCTGATTAAGGGCTTCGCCGCAGTGGCGAGGGGAATTGGCACCGTTATTAATTCATTGGGTACGTTTGGCAAAGTCGGACTCATGGCTGCTGCAATCGCTGCATTGATAGCAGCACCGTTTACCGGCGGCGGCTCTCTTATATTGTTTGCTAAATTGGCAGCAGTTATTGGAGGAGCCGGCATCCTCGCCGGCGTTGCAGGTGTCGGCGCTCAGTCTGCTACCACTGGAGGACAAGGAGGAAGCGCTCCCATCACCCCCGGTTTTGCCCAAGGCGGCACGATTACAACCCAGCAGGCTGCTGTCCACCCCGGCGAGCTTATTATGACAGGCGCGCAGGGATCGGAAGTAATCTCTCAAAATAAGTTTAATGAATTAATAGATGCCGTCAAAGGGAATCAGGGAAGCCCACAGCAAATCGCAGTCTATATTGGCCAAGAAAAGATTGACGAGCTAATAATTAAAGGTATAAACTCGCCTGCAGGACAAGCAGCGTTTGCACCCTTCGGGAATGGATAAATAAAAAATGCTAGCACCAACAAACGATTCTTTCTTCGGAATACAGATTATTCATCTTGCGACCTCCGATCCGTCCAAGAGTCAATATAACGCCGTAAGATTTAAGGGATGGGTCACCAGCTTTACAGACAAATTTGATTCGACCTGGAACGAAGAATCGGTATATGGACGCATGGATCCCCTCTCAACCTTCCAGAATACCAAAAGAACCATTAGCATAGCATTTGATGTTGTATCTGAAGATGCAAGCTCCGCGCGCCAAAACCTATTGGATGTCAATAAGCTGATTACCTTCTTATATCCCGTATACGAGGTCCACAATGATACAAGAGGACGTAGCGCCAATTCAACCACCCTATCGGCTGCCCCCCTATTGGGAATGCGCTGGACCAACCTTATGGCGGATGCCGCAACAGGAGACTATTTGGTTGGATACCTTAAGGGTGTAGATTATAACCCCCTGATTGACCAAGGTGGATTTATCAATCAGACGGCAGAGAAGGTGAGAACGAAGCCCACCACGATAACTACAGCCACATCGCCCGCCGGCAGCGAGAACGTCGACACTGCCGTCTCGACCACAAACGCCAAGACTATTGGCGGAGCCGCCGCCAAAAACTACATTCCGAAGACACTCAATATTACCCTCAACTTTACAGTCTTACACACACACCTCCCTGGCTGGACAAAGTCAGGCGCCGAAGACAGTGGACTCTTTATCTTCGGCAATGAACAGACGAGCGGCAGGTACCCGAACGCATTCGGAGTTGTGGACCTAGAAAAAAGTGTCCAGAACCTCACAACCGACGAAAACGGAAAACCTGAATTTAAGGTAGGAACTATTGGGGACTCTCTTGCATCTACGGTACTCGACAAATGACAAAAAGATATAACAACAGGCAAGTCTTTACCAACAGGGATGCTCTCTATGAGAATTCACTAGAGAAGCGCGGACGAAAGTCCATTCGCCATTACGATACACCCAAGTTCGATTATCCCAGTGAATTCGAAATGAATTCGATTACTAAGCTTGATCATATTTGGACAACAGGCGACCGCTTCTACAAAATAGCACATCAATATTATGGCTCCCCTCGCTACTGGTGGGTTATTGCCTATTTCAATCAGACCCCGACGGAGGCTGATGTATCTCTGGGCCAAGTTATCTTTATTCCGCTCCCCCTTGAGCGCGTGTTGCGTGCCTATGAAAGCCGGGACTAAGAACCATGGCAGCGTCAACTACATCAACGAAATTATGGACCTCCGAGGCACAGGACCTCAAAAGACTCCTTAAAGAATACTACCGTGCCCTTGCAGCGGAGGAAGCATATAACCGCTTCTTTGGACCAACTGCACAAGTTGGCGGGTCTGGCTCTTATGAAGACTGGCAAGACGAGATAGCAGAGGCGACCAAAGCGCCTGAATATGTTCCCGGCGACGACGGCAATGCGACACAACTCTCGCACATAACTGGCAAGGGCGAAGCTAAAGCGGCAATTGACGATTCTAACTTTGCTAAAAATAGGAATGAATTTCGTAAGGTAGGAATCCTGACTGGTATTGATCCAGAAGCCTTTCCGGGTTTTGAGGTCCGGACAAGCCCTAGCTCGGTGTGGGAGAACGTAACTAGAGAGGGAGAAGAGGCATCAGAGCATTTTCGTCGGGATGACCTTATTTATAATACCGGAGTCAACCTACCAACTATTTCAAAAATTCCCCGACTAGAGTTCAAACAGGACGACCCGGTCTTTCTTGGACAAGAGAGCGGAAACCGAGCCGCGTCGGACTGGAGCAAGCCCGGCGACGGAGGACGCTATGCCCTTTTCTTCGCGTCGCCCGCAATGATACAATCCTTAGTAGCGCAGTCCTACGATGGCAGCACACAACAATATGTGTCCGGACCTTATATGGAACTCGCCACAAAAATGTTGAACTCTGGGCAATCCCTTGTAGCAGCCCAAAGTTCTTTTAATTCCAACTCAAGAAATGAAGATGCTTGGACACAAAGCATCAACTTTTATACCGCCGCAATCGCAAAACTCCCGGCGCCCGAAAAGCCCCCCACCTGTTTGGACTATATTGTTACAAATAAGGTATTGTATGCCGATATATTCCACAATAAAGGAACAAATTTTGATTATGGCGATCCTGCCCCCACGGTCGCCTCTTATATCACCAGTGTCATGGGGTCTCTATCCTCGTTCGGCACTCCCATAGAAGCCATAATGATACTGGAGAACTTTGGGACGGACGGTAACCTCAGGTCCGGAGCAGAATGGGATAAACTGGTTCTGGACGAACGCAATGCAATCCTTAATTTCTTTAATGTTAAGCCGGGAGGACAGACCGCCACAGCGCTTCCTGACGCCCCCGAATTCGACAACATCTCCCAGATCCTTGCAGATAAAGAAGTCGGCGAAGACTTCAAAGCTAAACTAGTAGCCGCCCGCAGGAACCTGAGCCCCCGAGACATGCAGTGCTACTTGCTAGAGAATATTCGATCGATTGTAGGACAGCGAAAGGGGAACGCCGCAGCCTCCACTCGCGTCGCCAGCACTGGCAAATATGCGCCGAACTACAAGAATATTAAAAGAATCAGCACAGGCGGACAGCCAGCCCTTCTGACAAATTTCCTGAGATACGGCAAGAACACCGGTAACATCGACCGACTATTAGATTTGTGCCCGGATGTTTATGGAATCCTTCAGCCCTACATTAGATTATTTCGTGTCGATTACGATGATGAGGGGAATGTTGCAATGATCAACGTGCCCGGATCCACAACACCAGTACCAGCAGAAGCAGAATTGATTATTCCCAATTTTCTGGAGAAGAGTGACGTTGCTGCAGTGATGCTTGACTACCGCGGCAGAGCCGCGGGCGCCGGACTCAAATCATTCTCATGGAGCCTCGACGGTACGCAACCAGCGGAGGTAGACAACAATATCAGAGCAAATCTACAGGTTTATTTTCAATCAGTCAATGACTTTTTCCGCGGCGCAAGACAAGCCGGCGCAGTCGATTCCACTGGCTTCCCGGAACCAAACTTTCTTGATTTAATCGTGAACTCCCCAGCAATCCGCAAGAATAAAAACGGATCCTCGATAAAAATCCCACCAATGGTCTTACATCGAGAATACAAGGGCGCCAATTTTAGAATAAAAGCCCTCGTCGGCTGGGCCAGACCAGATGTAGGTGCTCTTCATCACGCTCTTAAGCATCGCGGCGGTAACTTAGAGGCTGCCAAAGATATTGCTGACGTCATAGAAGACACTCAAACAACATTCTTCTTGCAATGCACCCGACATAACTTAGATTTCAGACAAGACGGTACAGTACAAATAGATATTGAGTATGCCGCGGCATTGGCTGGTATCTTGAGCGGACCAAAAGCAAACATATTGGCGCCATCAACGGAGAGCATCAGAGAAAGCCTAGAGTCTAACTCCGCGTCCATTGAATCAGATGCATCAGGAGACAATCTCACTGAGCGGCAAACCACACGTAAGGAAGAACTTTTAGAAGAAAGAAATAAAATTATACAACAAGACCGACTGATTAAATATAAGAAGCTGCTCCGGGGCTTGTTCTCTTCCCCGAAATCTAAGGTTTATCAGCTTCCCGTCGATATTAACGATATGCTTCGAGATCCGTGGACATCGTTGTCAGCTGAGCAACGCGCCGCCCGAGCAAAGCGTAAGCAGGCAGAAGCCCACTCTTTCCTGATGACCAGTCCTCAACAATTGAACCTGACACTCTTAGAATCGACCTCCGACGCCCTCGCCGCAGGCGGCGAAACGAACGGCGCCGACGCTTTTACGAAAGCAGAGACAGCCAGATACGCCCAGATCCAGGCACGAAGCACTCAATTTAAATTTGTGCCGTTTATGTTCCTGGGCGACTTGATCGACAATGTCATTGAGCAGACAACTGTAAACAACAACGGTAAAAAACTGAACTTCACGACATTCCTGTCTGACACAGACTTGGTCGATCCACTAGTCGCCCTTCAGATTAAAGGACTTGAAGGTATGAGTGGTACGGATCTTAAAGATGTCGGTTTCGTGAAGAAGTTGCAGCAATCTGATCCGTACGCCTTCCGCGACGCGCATGGAATAACTCTCTCGGTTAATATCGGAGACATCCCCATATCAGTTGATGCATTTCAGGTCTGGTTTAAGGACAATGTAATTAAGAAAGATCTAGATAAGTTTTATTTGTTATACTTTATCAAGAAATTGTGCGCCGACCTTATTGTGAAAGCCTTTAAGTCCGACTGCTTCGGCACAGACCTCAGAATCAATCAAAGATTTGATGCTCATCCTATATCTCTTGCTTCTTCACGACGCGCGCCTTTGAGGGACCCCATAGGTGCCCAAGCCCTCGGAGAAAAACTACAAATAAAAAGCTCCACTCCAACGCATAAAACCCATAATGCTGTCGTCATTTTACCCACCGACTCCCGACCGGCAAATTTGGATGGTTCATATACCAAGGACAAGAGCGTAGGAATTCATCATCATCATATTGGAAGCGCATGCGGGCTCCTCAAAAAGATCAGCTTCAGCCGAATGGATCAAGAATACCTCCGCGAAGCAAACATTCAGAAACATGGCGCCTTGGGCCCGGAACAATTAAGAGAGTTATATAGCGTAACTATAGAAATGGTAGGCAATAATTTGTATGAGAACGGTATGTATATTTATATTAGCCCTACTCTGCTTGATGCCAATAAAGAAGATTTGGACTATCTAGGGCTCCATGGGTATTATATGATTACCTCTGTTGCCTCAAAACTTACCAGCGCCGGCTTTACAACCACCATCCAGGCCCTCCACGAAGGGATCGACTTTAAGCATAACTCAACACTTACTGCTGAAATGTATGATGTCCCCCCAGAACCACCACTTCCTAATGCTAACCCCGAAGACACGCCCCCGCCGATCGACCCGGCGGTCGACCCAGTCGGCGCGCAACATCAGGAAGACGAACGGATCCAAAACGAACTCGACGCCGCGGATGAGCAATACAGAGTGAATCTGGCAGAACTCAAGACCAGGGAGGGAGACTTCACCGGCCGGCAATATCGCTCCGAGATACAGAAACTGAAGTTCGCGTGGCTGAAGAGGAAAAAAGAAATTGAGGGGCCCCCATCATGACCACCTTTAACTATACCGAAGACGACCTCCAAGCCCCCATAGGGGATAATGGCTTAAGTTCGTATGCTCTCTTTTTCCAGAGAATGCTTTATAAAGAATTGATATTCCCATCCTCTCTTGTAGCACCCCTGGACACATGGTATGGCAAGCAACTTTATGGATTGGTTGACCAGTCTCAAAATATCGTGACCCCCGGTCTCGCTAATCTTAGAGCCATCCCCACAGCTGTTACACGTAACCTCTTAGCCCTCAACTTTGTTGTAGAAGCGTTTGAAGACTTCGCAGCGCACATGCGAAAGGGGGTGATAATGGGCGTCCTTCGAAAAGATGGAAACATCCTCCTAACCGATATGAAAGCGAAAAGGGCATACGTCGATCCAACCAACATCCATAGACAATACCTACAGCAGGTGTACTCTGGATTTATCAAGAGTAGAAAACAAGACCAATTGAACCAGATCTCGACTTTCGAAGCGTTCTTGCCACAAATGATGCAATACTTGCGTACGATGTCGAAGACCGTCCCGGTGACCAAAAGCGGCTTCATGGTATCAGGAATCTGCAGCGTGGTCAATTCTGGATTAACAATCTCAATCGATAATGGACCCGCCGGCGACGATGCATATAAATACCAACAGTTTATTAATGATCCAAACTTTAGTTTCTATCTTCGAGCAGCCAAGAAGTTCGGACTCAGCGTAAATAAGAATATGCCCTGGATGTTGACAGCCGATCTATTTTCGGACGCTATCCTCAAGTATCTTAATACTTACATTTTGCCGAATGGCTCATTGATTGGCAAAACAAATTTCTTTGAGACATATTATGATCCCGTATGCTTGGTAGATGTCGGGATTATTAAAACCTTTATTATCAACTCTTATAAAAACTTTGTTGAATCGCACCCGCTCTACGAAATAGAAAAATATAGCCCCCGTTGCAACACAACGACAGTTCAAACCAAATATCGTACACAGATCCCGAACAACGCATCAGACCTTATAACAGACAAACAGCTGCTCTATTTATATCTTGATATGCGTAATAACGAGTCTAAGGGCGCCCGTCCTCCCACGCCGAAGATCAAAAGAGAGATCCAGAACGTTTATTCCTTGCGTCCAGACCAATCTATAACATCGACACAGAATGCTTCGGAGTATATCAGCCTCTTATACCGTGATTTCATCTATGAGCCATCCTATTTGTTCACATTGGACATTTTTTCGCAGTTAGGACTTGACAATCAGGCCAGAACTGGTACTATTAGTACAGCTGGAGCAGTCACACAACAGCTATACTAGGAGGAAACTTGCTTTTTCAAGTTCTGGATCATAAGAAGGATTG